CAAAACCTGCCGCAGCATCGCTCAGCTTCCGCACCCCGGCGAACACCTGCGCCTTGTCGGTGCCCGGCGTGATGGTGCCCGTCACCATGAAATCGTCGATGCCGTCGAAGGACAGGTAGCTGAGCGAGGGGACGCCCGCCTCCGTCACTTCGTAGGCTGAAACAACGCGCTGATAATTGGTGCGAGAAGTCCCCGTTTCGGCTTGCGGCTCCGAAAAGACAATGTCGCAAACTCGGCTGAAACCGTCAAAACCGCAGCCAAACCGAGCCTGCGCTGTGCCCGCCGTTGCGCCGACCGCGAGGCGCGAAGCGATGATGTGCTCGCCTGTGGGAACCGTGGTCGAAGCTGAAACCACGCTGCCGTCAATAGTATAGCTCAGCGTTGAGCCCGCCGGGCCAGCCGACAGCCGGATGTGTTCCTGCACCTGCGATGCCGTGGTCACATTCACCTTGATCGAAAAAATATAGTTGGTGTTTGCCGCCACGCTGATGGTCTGGTTGATGTTGGTTTCGCCGTTCACCACCAGCCGCAGCGTTTCGCCGCTCAGCGTGAGGGTCCGCGTACCCGCAAATAGACCTCCGCCCCAACTGGTTGGGTTGGTCCCGGGGCTTCCAGACACCGCTCCCGCAAAGGGCGTGTTAGTCAGCAGGTTCCGCCGCCCTGTCTTCGGCGCAATCGCATAGATCGGGCGGGTGGTGCCGGAGGCCGTGGCGTGGTTGCCGGGGAGTTCGCGGACGGAGATGTTGTCAAAAGTCGCCGTGGCACCGATGGTGTTGACTTGAACGAACACATAGCTTGTCGTCGCCGTTGCAGCGAATACCCCGGAAGCCGCCCCGACATCGCCAGTCTTGATGTTGACGACGTTTACGCTACCAGCCACATCATCGCTCTTTCGAAGGCCGTAGAACACAGGTGCACCCGTGATCCCGACGATGTTGCCTGTGACTTTGTAGGTTTTCCCGACAACAGTGGTAAACGCCTGCGTGAGGATCATGGCCGAGCCGCTGGCGACCGTGATGGTTACGCCCGACGCTGAAACGCTGCTTGAGCCAGTCGAACCCGTTAGACCAGCAGAGCGCAGCGTCCACCCCGTGATGTCGCTATCAAAAGTGCCATTCGTGACAATCTCGCTGCCCAGCACCAGCCCCTTGCTCTTGTCGAGCATGAGCCCCACGGACTGCGCCGGGGCGGTCACGGCAGTGGTGCCAGCACTGTCCTGAAAAAGCGTGGTCAGATCACTGGGGTCGTACCACGTACCATTTTCGCCCGTAGCGAACAGCGCAGAGGGCGAATAGACATCGGCAAGAACGGACGGCGGGGTGGACAGGCTCGTGGACGAGGCGAGCCCCGTCCTGCTGCCCCAAAGATTGTTGGTGCCGTTATTGAGCCCGACCATCCCCGCCTCCTGATTACACGCCTGCCTGAAGGAACGTGGCAGCCACGCTGCCCGTGCCGCTGTTGATCGTCACGCGGGCATACACCGGCGCGTAGCCGTAGTTACCCTGAACGCTGGTCGTTGCCGCCACGAGGTTGATGTCGGGGTGGCTGAACCACGTGACCGATGCCGGGGACACGTTGTCCGTCAGGTTGTTCGGATCGTCGAGCGTCTGCTGCACGGTGTAGTTAACCGTGCCGCTCGCCACGCACTGGATGGCGACCTGAGCATTCGCCCAGCCGCTGAACTGCACCCACGCCGAGGAGGCCACGCCGCTGGTGCCGACGGTCAGAGCACCCGCAGCGTTGCCGCTGATAGTAATGCTCGTGACGGTCTTATAATCCAAAACCGACTGCGCCGTGGTGGCGTTGGGGCCGGTGATGGTTTCGCTCTGAACGACACCGCTCCGGCTGGTGCCGGTGATGGTGAAGGTCCGGGTGCTCTCGTTGCCCGCGCAGGTGATAAGCACTCGACGCGCGACATCAAGAACAGCTACGCCGCCGGTAACCAGCGCCCCATTAAGAGTGAGCGCCCCGGCGGAGGGGGTCTGAGACAGACAAATAGCATTGGCCGAGGCGGCTGCCAGCGGGCCAACTGTGACGCGATTGGGACGCATTTGGCGCTCCTCAAGAGGGAAGCGGGGGCGCTAGGCCCCCGCGCTGGATCAGACGGTCGAGAACGGCGAGGCTTCGGTGGCCGTTGCCGACTGAACGATGTTAACGAACCACGTGTCCGCCTTCATGTCGATCAGCTCAATGCTGTCGCCAATGATGCCGCCGCGGGTCGAGCCATCCATCGTGATGCGATTGGTCCCTGCCGCCTCATAAGCAATCGACGTGGTGCCGCCGTCAGCGAACTGAAGGCAGAAGCCCTGAAACACGTCGTTGCCGGTGACCGCGATGGTCGTGGTATTCGAGGTGATCGTGGTGCCGATGAGGAAGCGGAGCGCAAGGCCCGAACCCGTGGCAGCAGGGAGCGTGATGGCAATACCGGCCGCGCGGTTCAGCACGTTGGTGGTGCCAGCCAGAGCCGAGGTCACCGCAAGGGTGGCGGCAGTGGCAGACGTGACAGAGCCGACGGCAGCGCCGTTGATCTGTGCGGCGGTCGCGGTGACTTCCACGTCAGCAATCGAAAGGACGCCCACGTTCACGGTATTCGGGAAATTAGTAATCTGGCCCATGATCATCTCCTTATGACAACAGGCCACAGTCGGGAGTGACCACCGCATGGGTGCGGCATGACCTGTTCGGGTCCATATGCGTACCACGGAGGGGGTGCAAAAGAAAGGCCCGCACGAGGCGGGCCAAGGTGGTTGGGTAGGGAGAACCCATGCGTCAAACCGAGAGGGAGGAAACCATCGGTTAGGCAGTCTGTTTAGCACAGCCGACAAAAAAGAAAAGGCCCGCCGAAGCGGGCCTTCCCTGCGAACCCTCGACGGGATCACGGAGCGCCGGGCGAACCCCAAGTGGCGAGGTAGTCGCTGATGCCGAAGGCATAGCGCTCGCGCATCTTGTAGCGCATGTTGCCGGTGTCGAAATCACCGTCACTGTCTTCCGACAGCGGCACACGGTTGAAGTACTTGAAGCCATCCGACACGTCGGTCAGAAGGAACCAAGCATCCGGGTCCGTGAGGTAGTGATTTACGGCAAAACCCTCAGGCACAGACGCAGAAGTACGTACTGCGTTCACGTCGTTGTTTGCCGTACCCGGCTGAAGCTGGGTTTCGAGCAGACGGATCGCGGTGTACTGCAGATCAATCGGCACGATCATCTTACGCACGCGGGCGTTGATGAGCTTGCCGCGATCATCCGTCCACTTGCCGATCTGGATGATGGCCGCTTCGAGCGACGTTTCATTCAGGTCGACCGGGGTGGTCGGACGGTTCGAGATCACCGGACCGGCCACCTGCGGGTGGGCGGTGTTGTACAGCGACACGCCGTCACCAGTCAGGAAGGTCGTGAAGCCGTTGTTGAGAACGGCAGCAGCCTTGATCTGCTTGGTGTTCGCCATGGAACGAGCGAGTTCCTTGGTGTAGCGAGCCGACAGGCTGTCGTAGAGGTTGTCTTCAAAGGCTTCCTGCGTGAGCGCGAAGCCCATGGAGATCGTCTCCATGACGTAGCGGGTGGTGTAGCCTTCCTGCGCGGTATCGAACAGGGTAGCAGCACCTTCCTGCTTGACCGGGGCGTTGCCGAACGAGGTGATCTTCTGATCTTCCTCGAAGGAGCGCTCCGAGCCGTACTCGGTGTAGATTTCCTTGTGCTCCTGTTCGTAGCGGTTGTATTCCAACCCGAACAGGGCATTCAGACCCGGGAGAAGCTCCTTGAGGAGCTGGGCACGTGAAATTGCGGCCATTTAAGTGTGCTCCTCTTAGACGCCAGTGGTCGAGACGTACTGGTGACCGGCGTTCCACTTAACGAGAACGTTGGCGTAAGTATCATCCCAAGAGTTGTTGGGCTCCTCGACGAGACCCACGATACGCAGCGGCAGCGTGTTGGTCGTCGAGCACGAATTGCCGTCGAGGGCGTTCTTCGACTTGCCGAAGGTAGCCGAACCGGCGGTCTGGTAGAGCGCGGCGTTGAGGCCGTTCACTTCCGAACCGGTGTTCGAACCGCCATCCGTCAGAGCGCCGTCGGCCTGAATGGCGAACACGGCGTTGGGGTCGGTCACGACCTTGGCGTACACGGTGTAACCCGTGGTGATGCCCGGCCAGTACTGGCTGTCCACAGCGTAGCCGATGGAGTTGATGTACCGGCAACCCACGAAAATGCCAATCGGGGTCATGGCGACGTCAGCGCCATCCGAACCCGGCCAGTCCTTTTCAATGGTGCCGCCAGTTACCTTCTTCACCGCGTCACCGAAGTAGATCGGGGTGCTGTAACCATCAGCGATGTTCAGGGTTTCAAAGCCCTGAGTGTTGTACCCGGCGGCGAGGTTCTCAACCGGAACCATCCCGTAGGGATATGCAGAAGAGGCCATTTGCCAAATCTCCTAGTTG